ACAAGCTGATATTGTGAAACCAGATGCTGCAGCCACTCGTATTGCTCATCTATCTAAAGAATTAAGAGGTCATGTTGTCGAGGTAGAAAAGATGACAAGAGGTACAGATCGTCGAGGTTTAGTATTGGCGGGTGCTGACAAAGTGATGCGTGAATTAAAATCAATATTCAAGGGTAATGATGATGTCGTTAATGCTCTTGAATTAGCTTACGAATCTGTTTGGGCAGCTTTAGCCGAGGAGAAGTAATCTAATCTGAAGTTCATCGCAATTAGATGACGGAAGAAAAAATCAGGGAAATCTTGCCGCACTTGTGTTACACCAAGGAAGAAGTAGATCTTCTGTTGGATGATGCCGTAGCAAAAGCACGAGCAATTGATGAATTATCGATGAAAAAACATAATCGGAATGCAACGATTATTAGTATGATTTTGGGTTTCCTTTGTTTAGCATTGTTCTTGGATGGTTTATTAAGGATCTTAGGGATTATTCCACCTTTCTTAGGTCTAGACGTTAATGTTATTGATCAGATAGTCGACAAGGTGAAGAGAAGCTGATAGGTTGAACTAGTTGGAATTAGAGGTGTTGTGAAGAAAGAGGAAGAGAATGTTCGTGTACCGATACCTATCTATGATCTTCTAGATGCTTGTTGTGCGCTGCATGGTGGCCTAGAGTTAGATAAATTTGAAGATAAAAATTATTCCCTAAAACATGCATTGAATTTGTTCTTTGGTTATATGACCCCAGAAGCAAAGGCTGAATTTAATCAATGGGTGGAGAGAAAAGGATGGAAGAAGAAAGAGAGAATCATCCTGTCTTCATAGTGAATAACACTTAGACTAGCTTTATGCCTAATGCTTCTATATCTCTTGCACGTAGACGTAGTGCTCAGTTAGCAGCACAATCGATTAAGGCGAAACCAGAAGCTGTCGTCACCCCACCTCACGTTCTAAAGGCTAGGAATAATTTTGCTTATTTTTGCGAATTAATGGGCAAGAAACCCGCAAAGCACATGCGGGAGTGGCATAAACAGATACTAACTGGAGAAAGTAACGAGCATTTGCTCGATATAGCGGGTCCCAATACTTGTCTACTAAGTCCACGAGGTAGTGCCAAGTCTACTGTGATAGGACTATTAATAGCATGGTTGATAGGTAGGCATGCGGAAGCAGGAAAACTTTTAAGAACTCTCTATGTTTCTTATAACGTGGACGTTGCACGAAATAAAAGTGCAGCAATTAAAAATTTGATATCCAATAAAGAATATCAAGAGGTTTTTCCTAAGGTTCGATTATCTAAGCATCGAACGAGTGATGAATTATGGTCGATTGATTTTGAACATGCAGGAGTAGATATCAGAGGAGAAGATGCTTTTACTGTTGCTTGTGCAGGACTAAAGGGAACAATTACTTCCAAACGAAGTTCTTTGATTATTGTTGATGACGCAATTAAAAGTGCTGCTGCGATTGCTAATCCAGATATAAGAAGAGAGATGGAATCGAACTGGACTAACGTCATTGTTCCTACTATGTTCCAGGGTGCAAGAGCCATCGCACTAGGAACTCGTTTCCACTTTGATGATTTATTTACAACGATTTTCTGTGAGAAGAGAGGATGGAAAGTTATAACTCAACAAGCTTTAAGTTACGACGACAATGGAACCCCTAAATCTTACTGGGGATCAATGTGGTCGGTAGGTTATTTATTAAAACTTCAATCGGAAGATCGAATTGCTTTTTCTTATCAGTATTTAAATCAACCAATCAAGACAACAGAACTTGGTTTATCTCCAGAGTTATTTATCAAAGGAGAAGTTCCTGATACTTACGACACGATTGGTGTCGGTATTGACCTGTCTGCAGGGATGAGTGAACGTAATGATTGGACTGTTTTTGTTTTAGCTGGGAGAGTAGAAGATAAGGTCTATATCATTGATTACAAGAGAATGAGATCAATGGGGAATATTGAGAAAATAGAGGCTTTAGCAGAATTATTAGTCGAATGGAATTTACTTGGAATGAATGATGAAGGACAATTTTTCAAGACTGAATCACCTGTTGTTATATGGCCTGAGGTTGTTGCTTATCAGAAAAGTTTTGAAGGTGATTTAAAACGAATTCTTTTCAATGAATGGCAGCTGTATAATTTAACTGTGAGTCCTGTCAAGGGTTTTCGTGGCGATAAACTCGCTCGTCTTAGAGGAATTATCGGTTTATTCCAAGGCAAGAAGATTATCTTCAATAAATACAGAGATTTTTCTTACATGGTTGACGAGGTGGTGAATTTCGGTCACGCATCACATGATGATTGTGCTGATGCTTTAAATATCGTGGTGCAAGGTCTCATGAAACGAGGCGGTGCTCAGATCCAATGGCAGTAAGATTAAGAAATGAGTAACCCATCTAACGAGAGATACCGTCAGATCCTAGAAGCTGCTAGGAAGCGTGATGGAAGCAGTGGCACTGACACGATGGTTGTCAATAGTCACTTAGCTCAGATGAAGCTTTTCATGCTGAGACAAGGAATTGAGTTCTTTCCTGCACAAGACACATTTGGTTTTAGAAAAATATTCGTTCAACAATTAGTTGAAGAGAATGAAATTGATAGCAGGTTAGAAGGAATTGTTGATGATTTCTTACTAGATGGTAAAGGGTTATTTTATTTCAGACCTGTAGACGATACATATAGGTTGATGTGGTTCAGCAAAGAGAACTACAGAGCTTATTATGACGCTCAGTCTCAGTTAGAAGAGATTGAACTGATTTATTCTTTCTCTGTGCGTAGTGGTACAGGAGCGCTAGCTATACCTACAGCGGATAATGGCAGCACAAGATATGTCAAGTTACAAGTTAGACGCGATACGATCAAAGAATCAATAACGACTGAAAGACCTTCTTTCGAGGCAGGACAAACTAACAGCTTTACTTGGTCTCCTAATCAAACAAGGACTTTGGTTAACAGTCTTGGATTTATCCCTGCGGTTGAAGCCTTTAATACAATGCGTTCTACAGGAATGGACGCAACAGGTGATTTTGATTGGTTGTCTGAGCAGATTGTATTGCATGATGATTTAGTTAAAAATATTCGTACAAACATTACGTTCTTTGGCAATCCAACCTTAGTTTCTAGTAGACCTAAACATGATCTAGTCGAATCAGGATCTGAAGAAGGCTTAAGACCAACAATTAGTTCTCAGGCAGGATTCTATTCAGCAAGTAGACCATCGACTCGCGTAAGTGAGCCTGGACCAAGTGGTGGTGGTGGATCCTTGAAAGTTCCTCGGATCATTGCCAATGTTGAACCGACTGACCGGGCTGTTTACTTAACTCCTGATGCCGTTTCTGGTGATCAGAATTTATATGCACGTCAATATCGAGAGGAATTAAGAACCGCAATGGGCGGAGTGGATGAACTAGGAATTAGTTCTGGAGCAACAGCCTACGAAATTAAATCTTTATATGGTCGAGCAGCTACAACGGCTACACGTCGATGCAAGGGGTTATTGACGTACGGATTATGTAAATTATTTGGTTTAATTATTTATCACGAAGAAAAAATCTTCCGTGATTCCTTTGCCATGGCTATAGGGATGAAAAGGCCGGCACCACCTATTGAAGAGAATTTCCAACCAGGCGAAGACTATGATATGGCGGTAGGAGCTTTCCAAGAACAAGAGAAAGCATACGACGAACAACTAGAATTAGCCATCCGAGAAGCAGTCCAGTCCACTGAACTTCCTCCGGGTGTTGTCGGTTTAATCCCCGACGGCAACAGGAAGATTGAGTGGAGATGGAAGGGTCCAGTCTTTGAGGACGGCACAGAGGATATACTGAATTCAAGTATTGTGGTTCGTAACCTACAAGAACTCGGTGTTAACAGCATCGAAGCGTTGCGTTACCTCTTCCCTGATAAGACAGACGAAGAGAGAAGTGCAATGCTTAGTGGCTATCCATTTAGAATGGCTCAAGCCACACAAAGCAGTATTGGACAATTCTTGGCGCTGATAAATGACATGCGTCAAACCCCTCATCCTCAGGCCCCAGATCTACCGCTTTTGGCAGATCCTAAACTTGACTTAACACCCTACGTCTATAGGGCATTCGAATTTTTAAAGAGAGAACTAACTTATGCAGGACAGTATTCAGACACAACAGGCTCCGGCGACCCAGCAGAACTCGATACCATCGAGCGCGCCCGTTCCGAACGCGGCTTACCAGCAAGCTCCGGCCCAGACCGCCCAAGTTTCGTACCAGACACCTTCGGAACCATCGGTTCAAGCGGTGGCACCCCAGGATCAGGCACCCCAGCCACAGGCTCCGGTCCAGGAG